TGTTAAGCTTCGATAAGGTACAATAAATTTAACAACGTTAACAGTATCGCTAGATGGGTAGTAACTAATCGCATCATCATCATCTGGTGGGAAGTTGAGTTCATCAAAATTATTATAATCATTGATGCCTGATAGGTACACACCATTAGGCAATAAGTCAGTGTTGGCAAATACCGCTCTATTTTGGAAGCTAGAGCATTTAAATGGCCATCCCCTAGCATTACTCCAAGCAGGCTCCCTAAGCTCTACAAGTCTCCCTAATTGCTGCGTAGTAGTGCTTAATGTGCTTATTACTGTTCCGGTCATTTGTGTTGGTGAAACATATGTCGTAAAAGACACGCAACCGTTGGCGATTAAAATGCTACCCCCAACATATGCTGGCGTAAATACATTGCTTGTGCAAGTAATTGTGCAAGATGAACCTATAGTAGTAGAGCTCGGTGTAAACCCGAAAGTATAATAATTTTGCACAAAATCATATTGTGGTAAATTTTGAAATACTACTGGTGCTAACGTCCACGTATTGTAGATAAAAACTGTTGTTGTGCCTACTCCAACATTAATTAAAGTGAAGACATTCGCATCTAAACCTGCATCAATTGCATTATCATAAAGCTTGATTAAAAGACCTGTTGCATCAGATTTAGCAAAATAAGTTCTACCTTCTCTAATCTGTGGACTGGTAGTTGGTAACACATCGCCTGGCGCTGTTGATTGCACAAATCTAACTGCGAATATAATATCCGGTGTAGTAGCAGCATTTAAAGTAAATTGATTGCTAACAATGCCTGCCCCACTATTAATTGTAGTATTAGTTGAGCTTCTTGTTAAGTCTTGAGGCGGTATAACACCTGCTGCAATACGAAAGGTATCATCCAAGATAGTCCAATCCATTGTGCGTACAATATCGCTTGTAATCAATGGGGTTGAAACAGTCGCAACCAAGTATTCTTCTAAATATATTTTCAAAGAGCCTGGTATAAACACCAGCAAATAACAGCATTCATTTAGGTATTGAAACGTTTCAAAAAAAATATCACGCCAGTCTGTAACGCCTGTTATTTCATTTTCGTATATTGTCCCAAATCTTTTTCCTATGCCTCCCTGAGGATAGGTAATAGTATTCTGTGCCGTTTTAACGCCTTTATAATAAGCATCAGTTGTAACACGGCTGTACATCAGCGGTGATAATTCGCCCTTTGAAAATACATCTTGTGACCAGTTTGTAGTTGGCATTTGTACCTCACATACCTAAGCCATTTGGATAGACACCACCTATAAATCTATTTCCTAAAACAGGAAAATCGACCTGAGTAAACTGAGGTCTATTTTGACAATCAATACTCATAGCCAAGGCTTGCATAGAAGTCCTTTTTTGCTCTAATACTGAAAAGTATTCAGTTTTTTCTGCGTTAGTTAAAGCAAGAGGTGCTGCAATTTCATAGATAAAATAATCTACAAACCATGGTGGTAATTGTGATACGTCTGGTTGATAAATAAATTGCATATACCATTCTTTATCTTTGAATGCATAAATTTTATTACCGTTAAAAATATCCCAGTCATATGTATTGGGCCAGACTTGTAAAGTTTTTAGCCATCCAGAGGGTAATTGATATACATATAAATACGGGGGTGGGGGTGTTTCTACCAACTGAGATAGTTGTTCAATTTTTGTTGCAAATCTCCAGTTAGCACTAGATAGAACAGAGGGCAGTTTCATATCAAATAATTGTTCTGCTGCTACTATTAACTCGTCTTGATCTATTAAAGAGAGTATAGGTGCATGCCCCATTAGTGTTACAGCATTAGAAATTATTGATGTTTTTGTTATCATATGACACCCTTAGAAAAGCATGGCTACGAATAGCCATGCATATATGCTATTAACTAGCTGCTCTTAAGACTTGGTAATATAACACTAAGTCAGCGCCTGGATCTCCAGAGAAGATAACAGTAATGGTATTTAGTGTAGCTGCTGCTGATAATACTGTACGATTGTTTGTACCATCATCTTTAACTTGTACAAATACTAAGTCAGTCGCTGCAACACCGGTTACTGTAAACGCTTCTGTAGCACTACCACCAACAGTTGTGACTTCTGCTGCGTATTTAACAACGTGACTTGGAGCAATACCAGAGGCCAATTTTGCTAAAGTTACGTTAGCATTTAAGATTTTAGCGGTTTCTACAGCATCACTTGCTAATTTGATAGCAGTTACAGCACCGTTTTGTAAGTTAGCTGTTCCAACTGAACCAACAGGTCCAAAACTAACAACAGAAATTGTTCCTGCTGTACGGTTAACAGCGTCAACATAGTACATGCCATTTGCATCACTTGCTTCGATGATGATGATATCACCTACAGCTAAGTCATAAACTGCTGGTGCAAAATAATTTGCTGCTGTTACGGTAGCAATATTATCAGTAGCTGATGCATAACTGAAAACTGCTGGTCCATTAGTATCTGTTGGTCCATTTAATACGACTTGTCCAGAGTTAAACGCTAAAGTATGTCTAGTAAATCTTTGGTCATTATAAGCCATTTTATTCCCCTTAATTAAGCGGTTTCATCACATTCGATTGCAAGAACACCACGATTATCGATAACCACGGCTCCGGCACTAAACACACCGTTAACTAAGAAAGAGGTGTTTTGTGGGATGTAGTTTACTTCGGTTCTAAAGTTCATACCAATACCCATACCGGAAGACATTTTGTGCCATGCTAATGCAGTACGGATGTTACCAACTTTAGGCAAGCCACCTTCGGTCATTTGCGGGATAACAACTACGTTGAATCCTAAGTATTCACGAATGCGTGCACGGTCAATTACGTCATTTTTGGTGTAGAAAGTAGAAACGAATTGGTCATCTTGCATCAATGATTTGAAGTTGTTAGCAGACATTGCAACAAAGCGTTCAGCTAGTGGAACAGCGTTGTTGTCAAAAAACTCTAAACATTGGGTGAACTTTTCGTAGTTGAAGTTAGTACCGCCATCAACAATAGTGTCACCTGGGTCAGCTGCTAAAGCATCAATGGTGATTTGGTCAGAACGACGGCCCATAGCTTGTGCTACTAACATGGCGTTTTCCATTTTAGCATCAAAGTTTACGGTAAGTTCTTGAACTTCGTCCACTGCGGTAGGGGTTGTGAACTTTTGTAATGTACATAACACTTTGTTGTAACCAGGGTCTTGAATAGTAACAGCTGCTAAAAAGGCAGTTGGTACAGAGATAACTTGGTTTACTTTACGGAATTCCACTTGTGCGCCGATTACGTCATATTTCATACGAACAGAATCACGGAGTAAGAAACCTTGCGAACGGTATTCAGCTTTTACGAGTGCATCGAACTCAATCTGTTGCACATTAGTTAAAGATATAGACATTTTATGCCCCTTAAAAAAAGTTAAAAATAAAATAAACTCGTTTTAAATTGGGCTTGTGATTGTCTGGTTATCCTTGGAAGGGCCTAAAATTACAAGTTATCCAACTTACCAGCCAAACTGGACACTTGTAATTAGTTTAATCAGTTATTTGTTGTTTTGCAATCTTTCAATCTTTTCTGTGATTTCTCTTCGATAGCGTGGGTCTGATTTATATTTTTGAATGTTATTTGTTAACTCGGCTTGTAAGTCTTCTAGTGAGTGTACGCCATCGCCTTGTGATTGTTCGTTGCCTGGTATCATTGTGTTTTGTCCTAGCATTTTAGATCTTAACTCCTCTAGTGCCATTACTGAATCAGCAGTTCTTAGGTTACTTGTTAATGCAAAGAAAGCATTTTCAGATAAATTGCTTTTAGCCCAATTGTTTAGAACATCAAGACGAGCGTCAGCGTCATCTCCCAGTGCAGCTTTTTCAGCCTCGTAGTCAACACCAAACTCATCTAGATATTTGCCAACACTTGAAAGCATTTTATCCATAACGTCTTGTGGCACACGTTTTGATTTGGCGTACTGTGCTAGTTCTTGGAAAGGTTCGTAGTCTGGTTCAACCCATCCTTTTCCTGCTTCCCATGAGTACTCACTCGGTGCTTCGCCAAAACGCTTCTGTAACTCAGCGTATGATTTTGCCACATCAGATGCCTTCTTGAATTGAGTTGGCAACCAATCTGGTCTCTCACCAACGCCCGGTGTATTGTCATCTAGCCACCATGCAGGCTCTTGTGTTTGCTGTGTGCCAGCATCTTGCAATGCCATATCTTCCACTGTTGCTGATATAGTGTCAAAACTCATTAAATACCTGCCTGTTTAGCTTCGTGATCTTTTTTGCGTTGATAGCCATCAACACTTGCAATGATTTGCCTGAATGCTTCACGAAATCCTTCATAGAACACACACATATGAGGATAGTTCTCATTGACTGGTCCCGGAGTTGGCATAATTAAAAATCTGTTTTTAATAATTTCTAAAAGTTTTTTGCCATCTTCGTTGGTGTTAAATACGTGCCAGCACAATTCATCTAATGCAATATCTTGTTGTCCAGATTGAGAAGGCTCATAATTTTCGTAATAATTTTGTGGCTCAATGTAAGGGTTGCTCATTTTACACCTGTGGTATTTGTGGTGGTTGTCCACCTTGTTGTTGCATCATCATCTCTTGTTGTTCGTTCATCTTATCTTGTTGAGCTTGAAAGACTTGAGCAACTTGTGCTGGGTCATTCAATAACCGATTATCAATTTGCATTAAGTCAGCTAACAAGTATGGATATTCCATTGGATTGATAAACGCTTGAGCAGCTTCTGGACCACTAATACCCTGTATTAACTGGAAGTATTGGGTAAATCTAGCAATTTGCTCTTGACCTTTAGCTAATGCCAATGGAGAACGATAAACAAATGATATCATCTTTCTATCAATTTGAGGATAAGGCAATAGTCCCATTTTATCAAGTATATATGAACACCTTTCGATTACTGGCCACAAAAATTCTTGTTGCAATCGACTAAATAAAGGCCCAATACGCTCTGCCAAGGTTTGATTCTGTATCATAATCTGTGTTGCGCTTACAGGTTGCTTGGTGTCAGTTGGAATTAAAGAATCTGCAAACATTAAACTTCTTATCTGCATTCTCAAATCTTGGATGGTCAGTTGGCTAAACTGAGGATTAGATGTATCAGGCAATGGAATTAATGGCGGTTGTCCGGAGCTCCCCAGTGGGGCAATTGGGATAATCGTCATTGGTTGTAACTTAAATGTATTTGGATTGAATGTAGCATCATTAAATGCCATGTATGGCTTAAAGGTATTTAAGTTAGCAGCAGCTAGTTCAATACGAGCTAATTCATTCAAACTAATAATAGATGGTAACGCATCCATAATCGGACCTCGACCATAGGTATCATTATTAGTTTTTTGAAAACGCCAGACAATACCGGGATTTACTTCAAAGTCTTCCATATAAAAAATATGGTTATCTGAACACACTACGTATTGATATTTTTTATCGCGCTGAGGGTTATACATTACCCCCTCATAAATCATTTTGATTATAGTGTCAGGATTGTTTTTAATGTCTCGTTTGACTTCATCAGGTAAAACCGCTTTTGACCATCTGGTAGTTATCTCATTAGCCTTAACATCTTCCCAATTTCTATACCACGACTCAATTTTACCGGTCATTGCTTCTTCAATAGCTAATTTATCCATTGGAATTGAAGTAAATAATAGCGGCTGCATGTCAGTGTATTGGTTAATTACTAAGCACGATGTACCCACGGCTAAGTCAAAATAACATTCGTTAATAATGACGTCAAAATTAGAATCATGAATATATTCAAATAACTTGCGCATGTAGTCGTTAAGAAGTCTCTGAGCGTCATCACGACTAATTCCTGCATCATCCTCAGCGAACTCCGGGTCAATCGTTAGAAAGCCCCACTGAGTCTGTGGTGGAGTCATAGCTGTGTGAAGCTTGCTAACGAAAGTCTTGGTGGCTTCAATGGCTGTAGTGTCATAAACACGAGTCCCTTTTGCTTCACCTTGTTGTTCTTTGGGTCTCCAAAAACGATTTCGGTTTGGTATAGCATAGAAATAACATGCCTCATGCAAACTAGCCCAAAGATAGCTTATCTGCATTGCACGATTATAACGTCCTTTAAATTGGTCTAGTAAAGTTCGCGACATGTTTTATCCTAATTTTTCTTGAGCGCCGATATCGCTCATTGGCTCCATAAATCCAGCAGAACGATATCTTCGTCTCATGCTTCTGATTTGTTTTTCTTGTAAACGTCTTTGCTCGATATCTCTTTGTGCTGCTACTTTGCCCTGTTCGTCTAGTGCAGATTGTTTTTGCTGATAGTAGGTATTTACTGCATCAGCTTGTGCTCTGCGTTCAGCTGCAGATTGGTGAGGAATAACATCTGCAATTGCGCTTTCAATTTTTTTTAATCCTTTAGATAACCAACTCATTTTTATCTCCTATATCCAAATATGCACATAGATTACTTTTTCCATGAACTCTTCTGGTTGTATTTCTCTATCAACAAATATTATCCGATGCGGTATCTTGATTTGTTTCTGCAATGCCTTTAATTGGGATAATATTGTTGCCATTTTGTAGGTTCATCTTTTTAATATCTTGTTCCATTTTAGCAACTTGCTCTTGTAACTTAAAGCTTTCAAACGCTCGTATGCCAATGTTTACAGATTCCATTAGTTGTTTAATTTCAGAGGCAGATAAATCGCCCTCTTTAGCCTGTTTAATTAGTTGCTGATACTGGACATGTGGGTCAGCTTCCTCATCTAGATTGATTCGTACACGGCCTTGTTTGTTGTAGAAAAATCTAGATGTTCCAATTCCTTCCCAAAATCTCCAGTTAAAATCTGGATTATCGGCATTGGATTCGCCTTCGCGCTCCCATAGCATTTGTGCAAAGTTAACAGCTATTCGCGAGCACTCATCAAATATTGGGTTTAGTCTGCGCCAGTTATAGTATGTTGAATCGGATATTAGCGCTTCAACGCAAAACTCTGCAACACTTCCACCATTGCCGATGATTTCTAATACCATCAAGCAATGTTTTTTCTCGTCATAAATCTTGCCACTTATATTTTTCTTGGCTTGTTCGTATATTTTTTTAGGGTCTAGTTTTGTCATTAATAGATTCTCCTTTACAATCATTATGGTTAATTTTTATAAGGATTACAAATGATTGACATAAAGCAGCTCAGAGAGTTGATTATTAAACCATCTCTAGATAAATTGCAAATGTATAGTGACCAAGCTGAGGAGTTATTGGTATTTACTTGCGCTTGTGAGTCTCTTGGGGGAACTTATCTAAAGCAAGTTAAAGGTCCGGCATTAGGCATCTATCAGATGGAGCCAGCTACTTACACCGATATCTGGCAAAACTTTATTAAGAATCAAGGTTCAATTGTTAATATGTTATCACTGAACTTCAATGTGGTGTCTATGCCAATGCCTGAAAGAATGGTCTATGATCTACAATATGCAACTGCTATGTCTAGATTGCACTATCGGCGAGTAAAGGCTCCACTTCCTGATAACAAGAACGTGGAAGCCATTTGGGAGTATTACAAAAAATATTATAATACAGTACTAGGCAAAGCTGAAAAAGAAACTTCAATTAAGCATTATTTAAAATACTTAAAGAGTTAGCCATGCTATTAAATTCTTGAACGTCTTTAAGTTCTATAGTCTGCAAGCAATGACTGCACATAAGCGTTGTTGCTTGCTTAGTATACTGATTCTGTACAAAGCTAACAGCGATGTAATTGTGGAGACCGTCACGGTCTTTGTGACAATCAATAATTGATTCGTACCAATCTAAACTCATGTTCAATCCTCAAAGCTCTATGATATCCCACTCTCGCAATCGGTGTACAGTGTAGATTTCTAGGTTAGCACAGGGTGGAAAGTCCCAGAGCTAAACTAAAGCCGGCCGTTAGATGAGACCCCTGAGAGAGGGTAGCAAAATTATTCCCAGTTAACAAATAATATGTGAATTTATTGGACAGTCAAAAAAGAGACTGGCAGCGCACCATCAACAATTCTGGGACACCGGACTCCCACCCCCTTGCGAAAACCCGGAACCCTCCCCAGGCCGCCGAGCAATTTTTAATTTTTGGTTTTCCGAGCTACTAGAGTAAGCGCGCGCCCGTGTGTACGTATGCATGCGTGTGTGCGTGTACGTGTGTGTGCGTGTGTGATTCTATATATGCGATGCAATAAATTATTTTGCATTAATCTCTTGACAAGTTGATATCATTGTGTATAATGCACAGCATAAAGATTGAAATGATTAACGGGAGAAAAGAAATGTTTACACAATCCGAACAACAACGATATAAAGACAATGCAACATTAGACAAGATAATTTATAAATATTATGACAAATCAGTTCGTGAAATGACAACCAGAGACGCATTAAATGCTTTCGATTCAGTATATGAAAGTATTATGGATGATTGTTTAGATTATGATATTGAAGCAAATTATGAACTATGTTTCTATTTATGGCTTACTGGTTTTGTAGATGACACTAATTAACGGGAGAAAAGAAATGCGTTATGAAAAACAGGTTGGGTTGATGTTTGGTATATTTGGTGTTGCAGTTCTTGTATCTGCATCCTTTCAAAATGAAATTGAAACTGCTATTGATTACGCTGTTGCAGGCTCTGGATTATTAGCAACTGCATTATATTATGTTATTAGGAAAGTTTAGTGTGCGGCGATTTCTATTTCGCTGGTATTGACAATCAAATATCAAATTGATACCTGTAGAAATCAATATATAATTGATTCCTAAATGAATAAGGAAATTAAAGCTTATGTTCCAAAATGGAACTTGTGACCATACCGAGAATATCCTTGGTATGGTTTATCTCGTCAACCTAAACCAATCAGCACGACACACACTAACATAACTCTCATTACCGCCTATCTGAACTTGGTCGCCTTGAGTCATCGGGAGTAAATGCTCATCAATCCTAATATTCATCGTGGCTTTTTTGCTGCACTCGCAAATTGTTTTGATCTCAATAATCTCGTCAGCCCAAGACAGTAGATACTTAGCACCCTCAAACGGTTCACCTTTAAAGTCTGTACGCAAACCATAGCAAAGCACCGGGATATCCATCGTATCGACAACGCCAGCTAAAAATATAACCTGCTTTTTAGTTAAAAACTGGCTTTCATCTACAAAAACAGCTGAGATACCTTCGAAAAGTTTTGCATCCAATGTGTCACCTTCAAATACTGTTGCATCTCTTGTTAAACCAATTCTTGACTCAAGCCTGGTTTTGCCGACAACTGAGGGAATCAGCGTTAAAACTTTCATCCCTCGCTCTTCATAGTTATGCGCTGATTGTATAAGGTTTGTTGATTTACCTGCATTCATCGCGCTGTAATAGAAATATAACTTTGGCATATAATCTCAGTGTACTTGTTCCTTAGTTGAATATAAATCATGGATAATTTTTTGCAAATTTTTAGTTGCATCATGAACGACTTCAGGGACTATTTCATTATCAAAGGCGGCTGTGATACCGTAAGCAAGCAAAGTTAATGAAAACATCTCAAGCATTGCATATGCTTCAACTGTTTCTTCGTCTTCGGGATAACCTTGTGACTTGATGTATAACTGCAACTCATCCAAGAACTGATTGATTTGCTTTTTTACAAAGTCGGCTTTTGACACCGACTCAAATTCAAATACTATTTTTTTCACTTGAGCAACTCCTCGAGTTCAGCCTTGGCTTGCTCGGACGGCTTCTTCTCTAGCTTTTTGAATGCATCAAAGAAATCCTCACGACCTGCCATGCCGTCTTTAATCGATTTGTAAATCGTTCTCAGCGTTACTAGCTCTTGCGGGATGGTTGCGTCAAGGTTATGACCTAATCGCGCTTCTAGGTGTTCTACTTTAACGCCTATCTCATCAAATGCCACGACTAATCTTTTAATTTGCTCAGACATTGGAACTTCACTTGTTTCCAGCGTTCGCTTGCATTGTTCGACGGCTGCTTCAATCACATCTCCTGGAATAATTGCTAAGATACAAGCTCTTAATCTTCGTGCGCCCTGGTTAGCTACCAATTCATAAATGTCTCGTGCGTCACTAAGTTTTTGCTTGCCTTTCTTTGTGTCACGTGTGTGAGGAACGTGGAAAACCTTAGTCACTCGAGTGTTAGTTTGCAAGTCAATTGCGTAAGCTTCGGCAACACTAACGCC